CGACGTGGTGCGTCTCTACGACGGCCCCGGCCTCGACTGGCACGGCATGTTCCCCGCGGTCTCGTTCTGCCTCGACGACTGGCCGTGGGAGCCTCTCGGCTTCTCGCTCTGCCACGACGGCGCATCCATCCAGGATTCCCTCAACGAAATCTACCGCGGCAACATGGACAAGGTACGCGCGCAACTCCACCCCGCGATGGCCTACGACATGAACGCGGTGAACGCCAAGGAAGCCCGCGCCTACGACCCGTTCCAGCCGAACGCACGCATGTCGTTCGACGGCTCCGCGATCGACGGTCCGCCGTTCCACCCCGGCGTGGACCCGGAGATCCTCAAGCTCGACCCGAACTCGATGGCCTTCGCCGAGCGCCTGGAAGGCGTGATGGACGAGCAGCAGGCGATCCGCGACGTGGTCTCGCTCGCCAAGATGCGCGCCGTGGGCTCGATGGACGACATGGAGAAAATCATGGAGGCCAACGGCCCCATCGTCGAGGACATGTCCCGCTCGATGGAACCGCCCATGCGCGACCTTGGCGTGATGATTAAATACCTCATCCTCCAGTACTACAACGTGCCTCGGCTGATGCAGTACGTCGGCGCCGACGGCATCGCGCAGGAAATCTTCGACTTCGACCCGACATCCATCGTCCCGTCGCATCTCCCCGGCGAGAACGTCGAGTCCGCCTCGCCGACCTCGAAGCTCAAGCGCGCGCGCACGTTCGCCGACAATCTCCAGTTCTTCATCCTGCCGAACTCGCTCCACGAGATGACGCAGATGGTGATGAAGCTGGGGCTGATTCAGCTCAAGAAAGCGGGCGTGAAAATCGACTCGCAGACCATCGCCGAGGCGTGGCAGGTGGCGAACTACGGCACCATCCCCGGCAACACGGTGATGGAACGGTTCGCGTCGGAGCAGGAGATGGACCTCGAGCAGATGGCGCGCATGAAGGCCATCGCCGACGAGACCGGTCTCACTCCGCCTGGCGCGGCCAATCCCGCCGCTGGCAAGCCGAATCCCGAAGGCCGACCGCCGAGCGGCAACGCGGCACCCGCACTCAAGAGCAAGGACGGCGGCGCGCGTTCCACCATCACCGAGTCCAAGTAATCCCCCTCGCGCAGAATTCTCTTGACAACCTGTGGTGAATGGTGGTCATACTGTGTCCAACACGCAACGTACCGGGACTCACGGTCCTGCACCGAGCGCGAATCCAAGGAGGACACAGTGAACAAGTTCGAAGTTGCCAACCGCAAAAAGCACGGCAAAAAGCACGGCAAAAAGTAGTCGCCCCCTCTCCTGACCTACGGCCTCGCCACCGCGACGTCGTGTGGTCCCCGGAAGGGTCAACCGGAGAGGGACGACGCTTTTGAAGGACGCCGCCCCTCCCCTTTATCTCATCGCAGCAACGCAGAGAGGAAATGCAATGGCAAAGACCAAGCGCGGCGGTTTCGTAGGCAATCTCGCAAAGCTCGGCGGCTCGCGCCGCAAGCTGCATCTCGCGGGCGACATGCGCGGCGAAAACCTCGTCCACTCCACCTTCAAAAAGGCCGCGAAGCAGGCGCACAAGAAAGTTTGAGTCGATGAATGGCCTCCTCGCCAATTCCGATGCCGCCGTCGCCCGACGGTACCGACCCTTCGCAGGGTCAGCCGCCGAATCCCTCGACGCCCGGCGCATCTCCCTCTCCTCCCGAGTCCTCCCCCGGACTCGACCGCAACTCGCGCGACGTCATCGAAGTAATTCAGAAAATCCGCGGCTTCGCGAAAATGTTCCCCAAGTGGGCACCGCATGCCGCGACGATCAACGACGAGTTGCAGGCGCTTTTCCCGATTATGATGGAGCAGCAGAAGCCGGCGGAACCGCAAGCTCCGCCGCTGGGAGCGTGACATGAGCAAGTTCGCAGATTATCTCCGTTCGCTGGGCACCGCCGAGGCCGACATCACCGTGCTGGACACGCCCGCCGCGCAGAAGGCGTACGACGCGATGGAAGCGCGGATGGCCGAGGCCGTCAAGGTCGAGCGAGACAAGATGGAAACGTACCAGGGCCAGGTGAACCAGTACTACGAGACCACCAACGCCAAGGCCAAGCAGCTTGAGAACCAGGCCATCGTCGCCACCGCCGAAGCCGCACACGCCAAGGCCGCGCTCCTTGAAGCGCAGCGCCAGGGCCTCATCGACGTAGCGAAGGACCTCGGATACACGCCGGATGACCAGGCCGCGAAGGATGCCGCCGCCCGCGCCGCTGCCGAGCGTGCAAACGGAGGCACCAACGTGGACGAACTCATGAAGCAAATCAGTCCGGCGCTCGAATCCGCCGGTGACGGTCTCGCCGCCGTCATGGACGCGATGGTCGAGCACACGAAGCTCTTCCCCGACCGTCCATTCAACGCGCGGGAAATCCGCCGCCAGTCCGTCGCAGCGCACAAGCCCTTCTACCAATACTGGGAAGAGACCTTCAAGGTCGCCGACGCTCGCGCCGCCGCAGCCGCCGCCGCGCAAAAAGCCCACGACGACAAGATCGCCAAGGACGCCCGCGACGCCGCCATCGCCGAGATGGCCTCGACGTACGGCAATCCCGCCACCCGCCCCGCCGTCCCATCCAACGCGCCGTTCGTCGTGCGCAAGTCCGCCGACGGCAAGCCGGAAGCCCCATGGGCGCGCTCGGAGAGCGAGGCGTCCGACGCCCGCGTGCGCCGCGCGACCGAAAATTTAATCAAGTCGCAGGGCACGGGAGCAACGCACTAACGAGTTTCGACGGCTCTAACCAGCCGACGAGGAGAAGAAAATGTCAGACCCTACATTTGATATGATTAGCGCGACAACGCTGGCGGACCTCCGGGACGATGTCTTGTACGACTGCTTCTTCGTCGACACCGCCTGGCAGCGCAAGATGCGTGTCTCGGGCTCGCTCGACGAATTCCTCGGCGGCTCCATCATGCAGACGCCGTTCCAGTACAACCGCGTGAACGGCGGCGCCATCGCCCCTGGCTCCGACGTCGCGGTGGAACAAGTGCAGATTCTCGCGGCGACCTCCTTCGTCCCGAAGGAGTACATCGAGCAGGTGCCTCTGAACCTGTTCCAGACGAACGTCATCCAGGGCTCCGGTCCCGCCGTCAAGGTGAAGCTCGTCGACGCGTACATGACCAACGCGGTCCAGTCCCTCAACACCGACATCGCCATCGACTTCTACCGTCACGGGCAATCGATCTCCGGCTCGAACCGCTCCATCTTCATCAACGGCCTCAGCGAGGCGCTGAACGACGGCATCAACCCCTCGTGGGACGGCAACGTGTTCACGACCTACGGCGGACAGACCCGCAATGGCGTCGTGGGCAACGTGCTCAACAGCGTCCCCGTCTGGTGCGGCACGCAGTCCGGCGCGACCGGCCAGATCACCTACAAAGTCCTCGTCGAGGCGTATCTGAACTGCGTCCAGCGCCCGGACATCGGCCTATGCAACAAGGCGCTCTATGCGTACCTCCTCGAACGCCAGGAGCCGAAGCAACGCTTCGAGGAGCAGACCGACGTGTCGATCGGCTTCTCCGGCCTGCGCCTGCTCGACTCGATGATTTTCGAGGACAAGCTCGCGCCGTCGACCAAGTACGGGACCCTCCTCCCCGCGAACCTCTCTCAAACCACCTCGATCAAGCCGTCGGCGTTCACCACGCCGACCCTGACCTCGACGCAGAACGCCATCTCGAACTTCCCGTCGGTGACCTCTGTAAACCCCGGCGAGCCGTTCTTCTGGCTGCGCGTCAAGGGCTGGAAGATCCGTCCCTCGGCCGACCCGGAGTACAACTTCAACTTCACGCCGCCGATTCGCTCGCAAACGAACCCGGACCTCATCGTGATGTTCCTGAAGGCTGCGCTGAACATTTACTGCACGTCGCCGCGCGATAACGCGCAGATTCTCGGAGCCGGGTTCTAACCGACCCGCGTAAAGGAGACACATCATGGCAGGCGGAATGTTGACCAAGCAGGCGGTGCTACTCACCGCGCGGTACCTGAACACCGTGAACGACGCTGTGTCGGGCGGACAGATTTTCGCGCTGCCTTCGGGCGTGCAGTCCCCGCCGTATTCCCAGACGCTCCCCGGCGACCGCATCGTTCTCGACGACATCAGCGCCATGGGGCTGTCCGATTACACGAACACCGGCACGCTCTATGGCGGCGTCTACGAATACGTGCAGACGTACGCCTCGTCCGCCGCGACCATCAACCGTGGGCAGATCGCGTTCTGGCTGATCTCGGCGCTCCCGCCGAACACCTCGACCGCGCCGCAGACCTCCATGTCGTACCAGGTGACTGCCGACGCGCAGCCTTCCTCGGCGCTCCCCGCCTACATCGCTGGCGT